GGGAGGGGAGCGTCCGCGCGTGGGCAGCCAAGCGGCTGGACGAGGTGTCGCCCGGCCTGACGCCGCTGATCCTCAAGGGTGCGCTGGGCACCTACCTGCCCGGCGATGTCTCGGGTCGTGTGGCGCTCAGCGTGATCCCCGGCACTGAGGCCCTGCTGGCCGGGTCGGACCTTGGCCGCGTGTTCGAGGAAATCCTCGGGCCCATGCCGTCGGCCCTGCTGGGGACGGCGCAGTTCGCCGCCGATCTGGTTCGGGCACCGTTCTCCGAGACCGTGACCCTAGAGAAGGTCTTCCGGGAAGCGCCAGTGACCGGCCTGCGGATGGTGGCTGACGCCTACGCCTACACCCAGTCCGGCGCGATCATCGACCGCCGTGGCTACATCGTGGCTCCGAACGTGACCGTCGGTGAGATCGCCATGCGGATCGCGGGCCTCTACCCGCGCCGGGCGGCCGAGAGCTTCGGGAACGTCCGCGTCGTCAACCGCATCGCCGACTACCGGCGCGAGGTAGCCGCTTCGTACCGGCAGGAGTGGGTCACCGCACGCATCCGCAACGACCGCACCCGGATGCGGGAGATCGAGCAAGCTGTTCGGGAGTGGAACAACTACCACCGGGGCAGCCCGCTGGCGATCAGCAACTTCCGGGAGAGCGCGAACCGCGCGTACCGGGAGGCAGTCCGTCCGGCGACAGAGCGCAGCCTGCGGGCGGTCCCCCAAGCTAGCCGGAGCCAGCTTGAGAGCCGTGTTGATGCGCTGACCTACTGAGGGGGTCTGCGCTTCCGCGTGATGTCGATCACGTCTTGCATCATCAGGTTGTCCTGTTGCTGCTCGACGCCTTCTAGGAGCGACCGCAGGCGCGGGTGCTTTAAGTTAACGCCTATAACATAGCACTGCGGAGGCGAGAGCGGTGTGTTCTTGCCGAGCGATGCCTTCTTCGAGGCGGGGGTGGCGTCCGCGCCGTCCCGCACCACCTGCGCGATGAAGTCCCGGTAGTTCCCGCCCCGCTTGGCAAACCACTGCCGGAAGTGACCGCGCTCCAGCAGCATCTTCCCGCCGACTAGTTTGGCGGACCCACGGTCCCGGTGCCCATCGATGCGGATACGGATCGGTCCGCGAGGCAGCCGCTCGTAGTTCGGCTCCGGGTCCTTGCCCGGGTCGTGGTAGACCAGCACCGTGTTGCCGAGGTTCTCGTTGACGTACTCAGCCAGCAGGTCGAACACGTCGTTGAAGTTGTCGAGGACCGCGTCGCGCATGTCATCGAGCTGGGCCAGTGCCCACTTCATGGCGGCTTCCGGGGTGTAGTCGATGATGCCCCACTTGTGAGCGAGCCGCAGCGCGAGCTCCACCATGACGAGGACCGTCTCCCAGTACCGCTCGACGCCGACGAACCGATGCCCGTAAGTCGCCGGGAACTCCTCGAAGGCAGCGGCAACGATGGCGCTGATCCCCTGCTCGCCGATCTCCATGACCCGGCGGAGGAAGTCGCGGCCCGCGTGGCCGTAGTTGGTCGTGAACAGCTTGTGGAGCTTCCGTCCAACGTCAGAGCCCTTGCTGAACAGCGGCGAGGGCAGCACCCGGAGCTCGAACAGGCGGGCCAGCTGGGCGTCCGTCTCGTCGCCGACAGAGATCAGCTTGCTGGAGATCGGCTTGTTGGTGGAGAGCGTCGAGAACAGCGCCCATTCCTTCGGCGCGCGCTCCTCAGCGCTACGGCTGAGGCGAGCCTTGTCACGCCCTTGGCTGACCCAGTAGAGGTAGTCGCCCACGTCCTTGTCGGACATCTGCGTGGCCTCGTCGACCGTCATGGGCAGGTTGCCATACAGGCCGAAGCGGTTGAACAGAGAGTTCTGGGTGAACTTCGACTGGAAGTGCAGCTTCTCAGGGTCGCCCCACACGGACTGCTGCATGAGCTGTGCCAGCGACTTGCCGCTACCGGATGGGCCGTAGAGCGACACGGTCGCACCCTTGAGGCCGGTGAACTGCAGCAGGATCGAGGCGAGCCCGATGCCGATGGAGAACTGGTGGGGGTAGAGCTTGCCCTTGCGCAGGATCGAGGTGCCGGCCTTCCACGTGTCGTAGCTGCCCTTCACCGTGTACATGTCGCTGCCAGCGCGGTTCACGTGCGCGGCCAGCCGGATGGTGTCCTTGGCCACGGTGCCGTCGGACTCGGTGCGGAAGAGATCGTCGCCGAGAACGAAGACCTTGTTGTCCTCCTTCCAGCCCATCGTCGAGTAGTGGTTCGTGACGGTCCGGATGTTCCTCAGCGCGTTCATGTATGAGCGCATCATGAGCTGGAAATACTCCGTCTGCTTCTTGGTCTGCAGCACGATGCCTTGGTCGGCGATCACGCCAGTGAACTCGCGGTAGGTCCCGTCGGCGAGGTAGGCCTGCCGTAGCGTCAGGACCTTCCACCCCACATGGGGCCGGTTCCACATGAACTGAACCACCTCGTACCCGAGGTGCTCGTCGTAGCCGTAGCTCAGGGGGTAGATGTCGAAGGGAGCGACCTCGATATCGACGTCGTCGATGGTGGCCATGATGCCCTTGGACGTCCGGCGGAACGGCTTGGGCAGCTCCACCTCGGTGACGACATCCTCGGGCGCTTCGGCGCTGGTGTCGACCTCTTTGTACCGCACACCCAGCCGCGCTGGGCTGCCGATCTGCCCGGCGAACTTGCACCCCTTACACCCTACGGGGCGCTCCGCCTCGAACTTGGCGCAGGTCGTCGGCCCGGTGGCCTGTGCGCGCCACTGCTCCAGCTTCTTGAGGGTGTTCGTCTCAGAGTAGCCCGGGTGGTGCTCGCTCCACCGCTTGGCCGTCTCCTCTGGCTCTTCACAGAACGCAGCCACGCCGAGCACGGCGTACCACAGAGGCTCGGAGACCTTGTCTTGGTTCTCGGACGCCCACTGCACCTGAGCGCACTTACCCGCCACGAGGCTGGGGACCGCCGGAGGCATGTCGCTGCGCACTGCGAGGCTGTCCCGCAGGCCGTTGTTCTTCGGCTTGATCGGGGTGGCCGACCCATCGAAGTGGTAGGACAGCGCCTTCCGCAGCGCAGCCACGGTGGTGTCGCCGCCGTCGAGCAGCACCTCAACACGTTTGGGGTTGGCCGGGTCCTTGTAGTTGTGCGTCCCGACAGGGCGCAGGACCAGCGACGGGTCAGCCGTCTTGGTCGGATCGACGTCGAACGCCTGTGCTTCGGCCGCGCTCTTCATGGCCCGGGCCAGCGGGGTCCACTCGTCGCGGTCGAGGTCGCGCTCCAGTACCCAGTACACGTGCAGCCCGTTGCCTGACCGGACGATCAGGGGCTTGGGGAGCTTCGCGTCTGTGATGAACTTGCCGAGGGCCTTCAGGCCCTGCTTCCACGTGGCGAACGGCTTGTCCTCGCCGCAGTCCACGTCGATGGTGATGACCTTGGTCGCCTCTACGTTCACGTTCCGGCGACTGCTATCGTCCTTGAAGCTGGAGATAGCGAAGTATGCGTCCTGCCCTCGTTGATCCAAACTGGCAACTTCGTCCGCCACTGCGCTGATATCGTTGAAGAAACGATTGCGCTTCCCTGTGAGGCTGAACCTGCAGTATGTCCCCGTCGCTGGCAGGACACGCTGGAGGAAATCCACCGTATCCATTTGTCACGCCCTGCTGTGGTACCCGGGGAGGGGGGCCATCCCCCTCCCCGTTCGATCAGCCTACGCTTCGGCCTTCAAAATCTCAAGGAGAGCCTGAAGGCGCTTTTCGCTAGGCCAGTTCTTGGCCCCGTCCGGGGGCCAAGAGCCATCTTTCAGAAGCGGGAGGAGCTGGCGCAGGGTGTCTTTCACCTTCTGCTCGTTGCGCTCGCGGATCACACCGCCGCCCACCCATTTGTAGTAGGAGGTCCGGGTCACACCGAGCAGCTCGCACATGTCCTTGACAGTGAGAGCCATGCGCTCGCGGACCAGTTCCACCTTCTCGAAGTCGAGGGAAGGATTACTCATCGTCGTCGTCATCCCCTACCAGCGCAGCGATCTCGTCTGCCAGACTGGAGACGTCGTCGTCCACTTCGACCGCTGCCTTGGGCTCCGGCTTCGGCTTGGCCACCGGCTTCGCAGCCGCCTTGGGTGCCTCAGCCTTGGCCGCACCGAAACCACGCTTCGGCTTGGCTTCCTCGGCGGGTGCCTCAAGCACCTCGTCTTCCTCGACCTCGGGCTCCGGCGCGGGCTTCGCCTTCACCGCTGCCTTACGCGGCTTCGACGGCTCGACCGCCACCTCCGGCTGCTTCTCGCCGGTGATCTCGAGCACCAGATCGTCGCCGAAGCGCGGCTCGACCGCAGCGTAGGTGTCCTCATCGAGGAAGCCACCGAAGCCGAACTTCAGCTTGGGGAACGAGGCGTCAGTGTCGAACCCGATCTTGGTCTTCACGATCTCCGCCGGGATGCCACGGGTGGCAAGCTCCTTGTGGTAGGCGTTCAGGCCCTTCAATGCAGCCGGAGTGACCTGCAGCAGGTAGACCGGACCATCCGGGTCGTCAGCCGCCACGACGGCAAGCCGCTTCTGGTCGGTGCAAGCCTTCAGCTGCTGGCCCTGCGGGCCGATCTTGGAGCCCCACGCGTTGTGCGGGCACTGGGCACACAGGTCGTTCTGCGGGTTCTCGGACTCCGGGTGCGGCCGGATGCCGTCCAGCGAGTAGCAGTCCGGCGCGGTCGGGTCAGCGTCCTTGTCCCATGCCTTGGCGTAGAAGGTCTTGGACAGCTTCGGGTTGGCACCGACGATCACGACGTCGAGCGAGGTGGTATCCAGCACAGTCTCGGTGCCGTCTTCCACGATGCGGAAGCGCGCACCCTTGATCGAGATGCGGGGGAACGACTGACCCTGCGAGATACCCGAGGCGATGCTCTGCGACAGCGCCGACGGCTGGCCGACCTTGGCTGCGAGGTGCGCCGGGACTTGGATGTTGGTGGGAACGAGGTTGCTCATAGGGTCCTCCTTAACGAGCAGTCGGTTTGCGGATGTTGATGTCCAGCTTGGTACCGTACTTGATACCCGGCGGGACTTCCTTGTTGGCTTCGATGTAGCCACGGACAGCGGTCTTGCTGACGCGCTTCTCCAGCATGTCGAACGCGTCTTCCTCACGGATGAAGCGCAGCACGGCATCCCAGTCCTCGACGTTGGCGAAGTCGGTGGTGGTCAGGAACGCCGTCCCATACTCCGTCTTGAACGAGGTCAGGCCGTCGGCGTCGAGCTTGGCCATGAGGAACGCTTCGAGCTTGGCCATGTCGGCCTTGATCGCGTCCACGCGCTCCTTGATCTCAGCCTCCGTGGCGGCCTTCTTCTCCCGAAGGCGCATGTACTTCTTGATGACGGCATCGACTGTCACGGTCATCTGTCACTCCATTGCTTGCTGAATCATGTCGAGCAGCAGGCCCTGCAGTTTCTGCTTGTTGGCCAGCCGGTCGTACATCCGACGCTCCAGATCGGTAGCTTCGATGTGTACGACGTTGCTCACATGCTTCTTCCCGATACGCTCAACGCGACCATTCGCCTGAACGTACTGCTCGTTGCTGGTGATGGGCCCGTACCAGACCACGGTCGATGCCGAGGTCAGGGTCAGCCCATGCGCCATGGTTGCCGGGTGTGCGATGAGCACACGGGGGTCACGGCTGTGCTGGAAGTTGTGGAATATCTCGTTGCGCTTCTTCGACGACACCGCCCCGTTGACGACGCCGACGCTCCAGCGCTTGGAGAGTTCCCGCTCCAGCATGTTGAGGGTGCCCGTCAGGGGCACGAACACGATTACCTTTTCTCCTGCTTCTTCAATCACCTCCTTCACGGCGTTAATCCGTGGTGTGCAGTCAACCTCGAAGTCTTGCCCGTCGTCGGTGTAGGCCACGCCACACGCGATCTGGACCAGCTTCTGAACCTTCACCGCCTCGTTCACCGCGCTGATGCTGGTGCCCTCGGTCTGCATCTCGATGACGAGACGCTTCATCATGGTCGTGTAGTGCTGCTTCTGCTGCGGTGTGAGGTCGACCTTGCGGGTCTGGATCACCGTGTCGGGCAGATCGAAGCACTCGTCCCGCGTGTACCGGATCGCCGGCTGCAGGATTGTCTTCACGATATCCACGCTCTCAGGGCGTGGGACGAACTTCCACTGGCCCACCTTCATCATCACTTGCTCACGGAAGGCCGTGTAGGTGCGCGTTGCGTAGGGGCTCTCGACCAGCTGGGACAGGGTCCATGCGTCGGTGGGGTCGTTCGGCGTCGGCGTCCCGGTCATCAGCCACAGGCGCGTGTCAGGGTTCTTCGCCATCCACTTCTTGAAGTGCTTGTACCGGCTGGTCGATGGGTTCCGCAGCACAGCCGCTTCGTCGACGATGACCAGATCGAACTTCCCCACAGCATCTTCAGCGATGATGCTGAAGCCGTCGTGGTTGATGACGTAGAAGTCCGCCTCGGTGGCGAGCAGCTTCTTGCGCCGCGCAGCGGTGCCGTGCAGGACCACGTGCTTGCGGTGAAAGAACCCCTTGAAGATGGCATCACCCCACACCCGCTCCAGCGTGGACAGCGGAGACAGGATCAGGACCTTCTTCACCGCACCGATGGACATCAGGTAGTCGGCCGCCCACAGCGCGCTCTGGGTCTTGCCGGTGTTGCCAGTGGCAAAGATACACCCGTTGCGCCGCAACACGAGGTAGGTGCTCGGGACCATGAAGCAGTACTTGAACCCATCCGTAGAGGGGACGCGCTCCATTGCCCGCAGCTTCCGCCCGCTGCTCGTACCTTTCAGCTGGACCCACCCGCGCTGGGTCGTACTCACGCCGACGACGTGTTCCATCTTGCCCCGGCGCTCATAGGACATGAGCCGCGCCGTATACCCGCAGGCTGCGAAAGCATACTGTATGAAGTCGGCCGACGCCTTGACCGAGCTGAAGAACTCGATGCGGGGTTTGTTGGCGCGCACCGTGGCGTCCCAATGCTGGACTTCATCGACGATCACGCGGAGCTGTTCATGGGTTGCCGCCCAGAACTCTTCCCCAAACACCTTGGTGCGCACCGGCGGCACGAACGACAGTCTATGAAACCCTTCCGGCTTGCACTCGCGGTATGAGTACGGGATGCGCGCCTCATCCAGCAGGTCCCGGAGCCTGTCCTTCTTGCGCTGCTTCTTGAGCCGCACATGGCACTGTTTGCCGCCCTCCGGGATGTGACCATCCGCGATCACCGCCACCATCACGCGCAGCGCGGCGTCCGACAACCTCAGCCCACGCCCGCCGGGGGCCCGGAATGCTGTGGGGATGGCTGCCTCGCTGTAGGCAACCTCCGTGCGAGACCGGGCGCTGCGCTCGCCCTGCAGCCAGCCCTCGTGCCGAGCGTATAGTTCCTCGGCACTCACTGTCTCGCGCTTCTCGGGGTTGCTGCGGCTCTGCAGCAAGACGCGGTGTTCCGGGCTCAAGAGCTGATCGATCCCATATTTCGTCTTGACCTGCAGCATCTCCGGGCACGGCAGCTTGACGTACTCGGGGTCGGCCACGAAATCGATACGCCCGCTCTCGGGCCAGTACTGTGCCACCGGACCGCCGGTGTAATCAGCGATCCGCCGCCACCCGGTGGGGGTCAGGTACTCGGTATCAGCATCGACGCAGCCGATCTCGTTCAGGACGAGGCACTTGTTGTTGACCGTCAGGAAGGACGCCGTGAGCCGCTGGTGCTCGTACGGCGTGAACTGCCCGGGCCAGTCGTAGTAGTGGAGGATGGGTGATGGCGCGTTGATCCCGAGGGACCGCAGCGCCTGCACCGCGCCGATCTTGTGCGGCACGGCAACCAGTTCAGTCCCACGGAAGGACAGCGTCTTGGCAGCCGGGACCGCCGCCAGAACCCGCGCCGGGTTCTTCAGCTTGAGCGCCAACGCCTTGGCCTTTGGAATTACGAGCACGGATATACTCCCTCACGCTCTCAATCGTCTCGTCGTCATAGGCGACAAAGCACTTGCCACCCGCCTGCTCGATGTCCCTCATGCACTTCGTCTGAAGTGCCGTGGGCTTCTTCGTCTTGTCGGCCTTACACTCGATCCCGACGAACTGGCCGCACACGATGGCGACCCGATCAGGGATGCCCGCGACCCCGAAGGGGCCAGCCTGCGGGCTGTAGTACCACACCCCCTCGGCCTTCAGCATCTTGTCCAGCTTGGCCTTGATCCGACCCTCGGGGGTTGTCGCCATACCTAAAGCTCCGTGTATACTGTGTCAAGTTCTACTTCGCGTATTCGCAGAAAGATTTACACGGGCAC